AACCATGAGAAAGATTGAAGCTCTGATGATTGCTGCCGTTCAGACATTTGCTGATGGCAGGAAGACCTGTAAGGCCAGCTGGAAGTCAGGCAACACTGAGGTGATTGACCGAGTAACTGGCATTCGTGGCACTGCTGGCTATCTGCACACGATCGACGTTGAGTTGCACGGAAACTTGATTGCAACCATCTATCCCAGTAGCTGCAACATGTATTTGATGGATGCTGGATGGGAGACGGTTACCACTAAGTCACGGCTTAATGCGTTGTGCCGTGCTTTCACTGCCTGTAGCGGTGTTTATTCCGTTAAGGGTCAGTGGATGATTGACGGCCTGAAAGATGGCACACCGACTGAAAAGTGGTGCGGCATGGCATCAGTGCCTTTCACCATTGATTGGAACCGGTGGCAAATGCAAACGGCCCGGACGATTGCTGAGAAGGCCTGCCCTGCTATTGCCTGACCACTGATCACCACCTGAACGGTTAATGCCAGGGTTCGATTCCCTGGCCAGGTCTTGCCCTTCTTGTAAGGGCATTCAACACACCACCACTTGAAACCATGACTACAACATCACGGCCTAAGAAGGCACGCAAGAAGTACGAAGGACCAACAGCAGAGGAGAAGATCTGCCAAGCACTTGTTGAGCTAATGGAAGCAGGCAAGAATCCATGGCGCAAAGAATGGAAGGCAGGAGGCCAGGGTGGCCACCGCAATCTGATCACTGGCAACGCTTACAGGGGATCAAATCCAATTCTGTTGGAGATGTATCAATCAATCAAAGGACACCCGCTCGGATTGTGGTGTGGTGCTGGCCAAGCCAAGCAAAAGGGATGGTGGCCAATCAAAGGTTCAAAAGCTGCCTATATCGTCAGGCCTCAACTCAACAAGTACACCGATGAGGTTGAACCTGTAGGCGGTGGCGAGCCTGAATCAGTTACTCGCCAGTGGATGAGCTACAAGCCAACAGCTGTTTTTAACGTTGCCGATCTAAAGGGCAAGGATGAAGAGAGCCAAGCGAAGCTTGATTCTGCGATCTTGGCGGCTACTGGCTCGGCGATTGTTGCGCCTGAAATGGAGAGACACGCAGCTGCAGAAGAGGCCCTAGGCAAATGGGAAGTTGACACGAAATGGTCAGGTGATCGCGCTTTCTATTCGATAGGCGGTGACACAATCACCATGCCCGAGCGTCAGCTGTGGTTATCGCAGCCAGGTCTATATGCGACTTGGTGCCACGAGTGCATCCACTCAACAGGGGCAGAGAAGCGACTCAACCGCAAATATGGGCGGTTTGGTTCAAAGGACTATGCCAGGGAAGAACTGGTCGCTGAACTAGGTGCGTTTTTGATGTGTAACAGGCTGCAGATCAGCAGTGATGCCCAGAATCATGCGGCCTATCTAAGCAACTGGGCAGAGGTGCTTAAGGAAGGTCCAAAGGTGCTTTTTAAGGTGCTCAGTGATGCCACCAAGGCGAGCAATTTGATTCTTGGCAAGGAGGTTGAAGAGGCATGAACAAAACGTTGAAAGGGTCTTTCTTTGTTGTGAAAGGCCTTGGTGTTTTGCTTGTGGGGGTGCCGTCGTTAGTGGTGGCAGCCTCGCTTTTCTGTTGGCTGGTATCGATCGTGATTGGGCCAGCGATTGTGATTTCAGCGATTGCTTTCTCGCTTTGGAAGCTGCCAGGTGCGATCAGATACCGGCGCAAGAGGGGTGAATGGCGTTGGACGACTAGGGCGAAGGCCAATGGCTGGAGGCCAGGGGATGGAATGGCTGCAGAGGCTGCACGTCAAAGGGACGTTGCAAAGCGTGATTGTGCTGATTACAGGCGAGCTGAATTGGAACGATTTGTAGAGCAATGGGAACGGGGTGATTTTGACTAGGTGACACCAAACAATGAACCGCGCTAATTCAACCAATGCACAACACCAACGCTGATCGCGACCTACAGGCGATCAAAGGCCAGCTTGATGAAGTGATCGCCCTGTTGAGGGTGATCGCTGAACAGAACACACCACAGACCACCACCAGGAAGAAACCGAGATGATCCCAAAAGTGCAAGATTCACGAATCGATCTTGCGTCGTTTGGCTTTCTGCAGCTGAACGACGTTTTTTTATTGACGCTGATTGGGCGTGGAATTGATAACGGCCCAGAGCTAGTCAGGGTTTCTGGCATTGCTCAACACACTGTTTACCGGCGCTTGCTCGTGCTCACTGGTGCATGTCAGTACGTCAAAGGGAAGGGGTTCTCTGAAGGTCATGTGGCACTGGTTGCGAGCAGGCCACACCCACACCAACAGGGCAAACAGCTTGCGCTGACTGGGATGGGAACTGAATTGCTGCAGGAGATTGGCGCATTAACTGGTAACAAATGATTCTCGTTACTGTTTACAAATGCAGGACGTGCCTCTATGTTTTTTAATGCACAGGTGTGACGCTTCATGAACAGCCCTGCTCGCATCTTGCTTGCAGTTGACATCCGCAGACCCTCTGGTCTGATTGCCTTCCAGGTGATCGAGACCCTAGGGAAACCGGAGATAATTGCGTATCATCTAGATGGTTTTTGTCCTAGGAATGGGTCATGGATCACGATCGACTGGAATCAGCTCTTGCCGCTTTTGCGGTGCTTGAGCCAACTCACTTTCCGCTTCATTTCGCGCAGATTTTTCTGGTGGTGGCTCAGAACGAGCCATGCACTTTTCAAAAGGTCATGGAAGCCTTGGATCTGACGAACTCAGCGGTGAGCCGCACGGTCATGGCCTTAGGCCAGACCAGTCGTAAGGGCACACCAGGCTTTGACCTGATGTATGTCGAGAAGGATCCAAAAGAAGGCCGGCGGCTGATCATCATGCTCACCCCAAAAGGGAAAGCCCTCTATCGACAACTGCTCAGCATCTAAAACACACACCACCACAATGAAAACCAAAGGCATCTCACAGACCCGCAAGGGCTGGACCGTTTCCGTCTCACGCAATGGCGTTAGACGGACAGCACTCTGCAAGACCAAGGCAGCAGCATTGCAGCGTCAACGTGAACTGCTGTCTGAGCTTTTTTGTGCCGAGTCACCTGCACATGTGATTCGCACGAACAGCACGATCACGCTTGGTGATGCTGCTAAGCGATCGTTAGCTGATCGCTGGGCGAACGTTAAGTCCCTAGATTCAGTGACCAGCTATCTCAATCAGGTACTGGACTTTTTAGGCCGTGACACACCACTGGCTGCGATCGATCGCATGGACCTAGTGGGAATGCAGCAGCACTATGTGAACACCGGGAATGCAGGTGGAACCGTCAATAAAAAGCTGGCCATCCTGCGCTCGATCTTTACTGATGCACTGGACGACAAGCTGATTTCTGATGTCCCCAAGTTTCCAAAGAAGATTGCAACCAGAGCATTGAAGGACAGGGTGTTTAGCAAGCAGGAGGAAGCCGCATTCATTGAATATTTCCAGAAGGCTGGCCGGGAGGAAGGGGCAGACATCTTCTGCTTTCTGCTTGATACCTGTGCTCGATGGGGTGAGATTGAAAAGCTGAAGATCTGGGATGTGGACTTCACACTGAAGAAGGTGACGTTCGAGGATCGCAAGGCCAACAATCTTGGTTCAGTGCCGCTGACTCGTAGGGCCTTGGCAATCGCTAAGAAGTATCAGCACCGGGGCAGTGGTAGCAGGATGTTCAACGTGAAATACGACACGTTCAAGGACTGGTTCAATGAAGGCAAGCAGCTGGTTGGCATTGCTGACCCAAGGCTGACAACGCACTGCACACGGCACACCTGCGCAACACGTCTGGCTGAAGGGAACATCTCTTTGGCGATGATCATGACCTACGGAGGATGGACGTCAGCCCGTTCGTGTGTCCGCTACCTCCATGTGAACACTCACGCATTGGCTGCTTGCACTGAGGTGTTGGAGAGCTGACATCTGTGGATAGTGCATAGGGTTATCCAATGCACTCTCCGCTTCCGTAAAATATGTTGGTCAAGCACACCACCAAACCAATGATCACCCTTCAACGTCAGCTAGCGATCTTCAGTGACCTGATGCCAGGCAAGCAGTACCTGCATCACCTGCAGATTTTTCTGTTCATTGCTGAAGCACGTAATTGCACTTACAAGGACATCGAAAACTTCTTTCATCTCAGCAATGCGTCAGCTTCCAGATCTTTGACTTCTATGGGAGTGGACCCAACCCACCGCAAGGAAGGAATGGGATTAGTTGAGTGCTACCCGGACCCCGCTGAAGGCAGGAGGTTGAGAGTCAGGCTTAGCAAGAAAGGGCTGCTCATTTTTGACCAGATGACCGACGCTTAGTTGGCTTCGCCTTTGCCTTCCCCTTGCGCTTGATGTAGGGGGATTTTTTTATGGCCTCGATCACCTCTGGCCTGCCTATTGGTTCAGGGATGTTGCCGTTTTTCAGAATCGCAGTCCAATTCACTCGCAATCATGCACCTGTGCATCAAAATGGCATGGACTCACACCACATGAATGACCAAGCTCACGCCATCAGGCTTCGAGAACTTCTTCAAATACTTCAAAGGGTCAGAGGAAGGGCAGGCCCAGCAGTCCGATGCTGTTGCCCTGCTGTATGAAGCCATGCCTGCCAGCCTCCTGGAGGAGACAGCGAATTGGGTTGTGCGCTACAGGGAATCACCACCCAAGACAGACAGCGGTATCCCACAAGATGCAGTTGATCTGATCAAAGAGTTTGAAGGGTTCAGGTCTGCCCCTTACAACGATGGGGTTGGCATTCCAACGATCGGATACGGGGCCACGTTCTATGAGAACGGCGTAAAAGTTCAGTATTCAGATCAGCCAATCACTCAAGCAAGGGGTGAAGAGTTACTCAAATTCCATTTGGAATATTTCTACGGAACACAAGAGTCCACTATCCCGTTCTGGAATGAGATGTCTGATGGCCAACGCGGTTGTCTTCTTAGTTTCAGCTTCAACGTCGGCGCTAATTTTTACGGCAGCGGTGGCTTCAATACCATCACGGGATGCCTCAGGGATAAGCGATGGACCGACGTACCGGCAGCCCTCAGGCTCTACGTCAACCCTGGAACTTCTACTGAAGCCGGACTGCGTAGACGACGCGAAGCCGAGATCGAACTTTGGAATCAATAGTCCAGGGTATGGCCGCACACCAATTCAATAACTAAACACACCACACCACACCATTTCATGACTGCATCAACAGCATCTGTTGTCTTGTGCCCTAATTGTGGACACCAGACTCATACCTATTGTTCAACCAGAAGGTATGGAATCAAGATCAGGTATCGGAAATGCTCTAAATGTCTGACCAAGATCAAGACAATTCAACAGCTAGATGATCTCCCTGCAGGAGAGAAGGTTGTTCCTGTGATGACGCCAAAGGAACAAGGCAGGTATCTCGCTGATCTACGAGCTAAGCAGGCAAAACGTAGAGCTTCCATGTGTCAGGCAAACTCACTATCAAATCGAGAGATTGCTGAGATCAAATATCTATTGAAGAACAACGTGCAAACGCAAGCCTATACAGCTATGCAGTACGGGGTGGATACGCTTTCTATTCAGAAGATTGCCAACGGCGTTGTGTTTTCAAATATCAAAACACCACGTCGAATGGTTGATTTATGAGAAGCATTGCCCTGCCTTCTCGGGGGTCAGGGCTCACCGCTGATGCTTCGGGCAGCGGAGGAAACCATTCTTATGAGATGGCTTTGTCATTCTAGCGACCAGCTTCGGCTGCATACAGTGCAAAAGCTGAGGCTGTGATCTGCGCCATTAGTTCAGAGACTTGGTTGCCTGAGCATCGCTCATTGCCTGGGTCTCTGTCTTGAATCTTTGGATAGATGTAGAAGCAACCGATCAACGTGCCGCTGATGATTAGCAGCTGGAATCCAATGACTCCAGCGACCAACATCAGGGCAGGCTTCTTCAACTAATTACTCGTCATCATCAACAAGGATGTCTAGTGCTTCCAATAACCTGTTGCGCAACTCGTTAGCTGTTGCATCAGGTTGAATAAGAGCTGCCTTAATACGGAGCAGGACTGCTTGTGTATTTTGCAAGCGAGCTTTGATGTCTAATACTTTCTCAGGATGCTCAGGATCAAGTGTGAAGATAACGTTGTCGGCTGAGATGTCGCCAGCAAACTCAGCACCACTTGTAGATGTAAGCGTACCAGTCAGTTCAGGCGTAGCCTTCATCACCAGCATGTCCTGCGTCAGAGTTGCAGGCAGCGTTGCGTTGGTGGCGTTGACCTGGAAGGAAGCAGCACAATCTGCATAGGGATTCGTACTGCCGGTATCTTGGTTAGTAACCCATTGAAAGCTAGTAGTGGTTTTGTTATACGCAACAAAAGTAAAAACCTGTCCAGCTGAAGGAACAATGGTTGACCCTGTAACAGCGTAATCAGCAGTTGGCATTGGTGTTGTGAAAGTTGCCTTATAACCACCAGTGCCTGTTTTCTCAATTGATGCGATGTTGAATGAAGACCCAAGAGTTCCATCTGCAGCTACACTTGCCCAGGCGTCTGTTCCCGTACCACCCTTTGGTGGGAGTGCATTGGTTGCGAAGACGGTGAAGGAGAAATCTATGTCCTTTAAGGTTGGTGCATAGGTGTAGCAGGCAATAGAAAACCCCTGAGTAGTGAGAGTATAAGCATTGACATAAACCGCCTCACCACCATTATTACTGGCTACAACTGAATAATTTTGATCAGGAAGCGGTGAAGCAAACACCACGTCATACTTGCCTGTTTCAGTTTTAGTTACTGAAGCTATATTTAACCCATTTGCAAGCGTCCCATTACTTAATACATTGCCCCAAGCACTAGCACCAGGGTTATTAATAGCAGCTTCAATCTGCTCCTGGGTTACCGTGTTTGGGAGAGTTGCGTTGGTGGCGTTGACGGCGAAGTTGAAAGTAGTGTCCTGATAGATATAGCCACTACCACCGCTATAAACCGAGTCAACAGTAAAACCAGTTGTTGTCTTATTAACTGGTCTTATAACTCCGGTTGTCCTTACGTCAGGGATGGCAATAACTGAATAATTTGCCGTAGGCATCGGCGTAGTAAATACTACGTTGTATTGACCTGTTCCTGTTCTAGTTACCGACGCAACATTAAAGCTTGCATCAATCGTGCCATCAGCTTGAACACTTGCCCAGCTATCTGTACCTGTACCACCCTTTGGTGGTAGGGCGTTGGTAGCGTGGACGGTGAAGGAGAAATCACCAGGAGAACCACCACCACTAGAAGGTCTGCGTAGTGTGACAGTAAATCCTGTTGCAGTCTTATCCAGGTAATTGAATTCCCGTCCTTGACCGGCTAGATCTAGAGCCGTACCAACAATGCTGTAATTAACATCAGGCATCGGAGTGGAAAATGTAACCTCATAACTAGCCCCAGTTGGTGGATTTCTAACGACACTCGCTATGTTCAAACCACTGGTAAGTGTTCCCTCCTCGGTAACATCACCCCAAGCACTAGCACCAGGGTTATTAATAGCAGACTCAATCTGCTCCTGGGTCACCGTGTTAGGTAACTGGGCGTTGGTGGCGTTGACGGTGAAGGAGAATGGGTTTTCTACAACAGAGGTATTGGCTTTAATCTGACATGTGAACCCACTTGCGGACTGAGTGATGATATTAAAAGATCGGGATGAGTTTTCACCAGGGTCTCTGGTCACACTACCCGTAATGGCATACGAACCAGAAGGCATGGGAGTGGTAAAGAGAACGTCATAAACTCCTGTTGAAGTGCTAGTTACTGAAGCAACATTAAAGCTGGCATCAATCGTTCCATCAGCTTGGCAAGTTGCCCAGCTATCTGTCCCCGTGCCGCCCTTGGGAGGGAGTGCGTTCGAGCTGTGGACGGCGAAGCTAAACGCCTCCCCGGATGCAGCGTTGTTGGAGTTAAAAACATTTGCACGGAACCCATTAGCGGTTCGAAATCCAAAACTAACAACCCTAAACGCGCCCGCTGAGGTGGTGGAAGCCCCAGTAATTGCATAATCAGCGTTCGGCATTGGCGTGGTAAACACCACGTCATAAACACCAGTACTTATAGGTGTTACTGAAGCAATATTTAATCCATTGACTAAACCCGAAGCGCTGGTTACATACCCCCAAGCACTAGCACCGCCATAGTTAATGACATCACCGAAAGTTGTTAGTGCAACCTCTGCTGGTTCTTGGTCGAAGACGCTAAAGTCTGCGTCCCTTGCAGCACCAGTACCATTATTATCCCTGGTAACGTATTGAAAGCCAGTAGGTGTGAGATTTCGAGTGTAAGCGAACCCTCCATTAGAATCATTTACAGTTACATTTACAGCATATGCATTGTCAGGCATAGGCGTAATGAACACCACGTCATATACGAATAAATTTGCTGAATTTACAGAAACTGAAGCTATATTCATTCCGTTATTAAGAGTCCCATCAGCCTCAACATCAGCCCAAGCTTTAGCTGTGCCGTACAGGTTGGTGTTAGTTACTGTGCCTGAACCGACGATGATCTCTGCTGGTTCGTTGTCGTAGAGAGCAAAGTTAAAAGCACTATTAACTACTGAACCGCCTGCTGGATTGTCCAAGATGGTTACCGAGAAACCATTAGCAGTTTGGTTGGTTGCTTTTATAGCAACGCCGTTACCGCTTGTCTCATCAAAACCGAACGTAATTGCATAATTAGCGTTCGGCATAGGTGTAGTAAACACCACGTCATATTTACCAGTACCATTAGGACCGGACGACGCAATATTTAGTCCGGCGGTTAAAGAGCCGTCCCTAGCAACCTTGCCCCAAGCCTTAGCTGTGCCGTAGATGTCAGCTTTAGTTGTGCCACCACCACCACCGCCGCCGCCTGTTACGACACTCCAGCCTGCATCTTGCCTTGCATATTGATTGCCATCAATTGGTGCTTCAGGGACACCGCCACCACCGCCACCTGTTGAATTAACAGTGACGACACCAGTACCACCGGATGGCGAGATGGTTACGTTATCGCCAGCAACAATCTGGGTGACACCTCCAGGCTCTACTTCTGACCATGCAGCATCCTTGCGTCCATAGGTCTTACCATCAGATGGAGCCTCAGGAATAATCGCTGGTTTGTTCAGTATTTCTGCAACGCCAGATGTTGCATCCCAGTCAGAGTTCACCTGAGCAGCTGGAATTGCAGGTTTATTCAGAATCTCTGCGTCGCCAGTTGTTGCGTTCCAGTCAGCGTTGACGTTGGCTTCAGCCCCAGCTTCAACACCATCAAGCTTGGTCTTATCAGCAGCAGACATCGAACCAGCTGCTGTCGTTGTCGCTGGCGTGATCGAGACTTCAGGCCGCTGAGTATTAGTGTTATCAACTTCAATTGGGCTAGTGCCAGTGACTTGCAGCACACCTTGCTGACTCGATGGCACAGCAAAGATCTGCCACTCTGAGCTGACTGAGTTGTAAATCACCTGCTCTGAGCCAACGACAGCATCGCCACCGATGCCGGTCCAACTAGCCAGCACTGAGCCGGTGCCTGTATTGATATAGAAGTCACCACCGGCTGGACTCGCTGGTGCATCGTCAACCGTCAGATCAATGGCACCCAGATATTTAATTGCTGTAGTTGAAAGCAGCCCAAACTTATCCTCTAGTTCCTGCAACCCATACAGCCATTGCAGATCACTGGTGTTGAGATCATCGGCAACGATGTAGCTGCCATCATTCCATTGAATTATCTGCTGGTCTTCTGGGGTGTCGCGCTGTATCTTCAGCGTCTGCTCAGTCGTAGGCGCAGTGCCCACCTCGATCAAGATGTTTGACTGCCACTGGTACTCGTCACCCGTTGGGTTGGTATCGGTTTGGGTCAGCTCAACTTCAGCACCATCAGCCTTGTCAACGCGAAACACCTTGACGTGATCACGCTGGATAAAATCAAACGTGACGGCAAACTCAACCTGCGAACCAGTGCCGCTATAAACATCGGTTGCGTAAGTTGTCATGCCTAGAGGGTTGCACAGGTGCAGCCCTCAGTGTAGTAGTGCTTTTACTGCCGAGACAAACCCAGTGGGGTGGCCATTAAATCTTCCATCCCTGCATTCTGTTTTATTTGCTGGTTGGCCAACGCTTTTTTCACAAAGTCAGGGTGCAGCTGCGTCATCCGTTGCGCACCGTACCAGCTGTAGTAATTAACGATCGCGTTGTAGACCTTGTAAACCTGACGGGGATCGTTGCCCTTTTTTCCCAGCTTGCGTTGCGATAGCGATCGTTCGCTTATCGGGTCACCCATGTTCTGTGTCAAAGATGGACTATTCGGTGTATTCAGATCAGCGTTATAAGACGGGTCAACACTCAGTGCTGTCAAGGCTTCTCTTAGCGTTCGGCCTTGCACGAAACGGTTGACGTCGTACTGATAAAGGCCTGTATCAATAAAGGTATTGGACTGGCCAAGGATCATCTCGGCTGGTATCTCACCCTTGGATGACCACATGTTTTCCCGATAGTCATTTTCTTCGTCAATAGACATCTGCGCGAAATTGCCTTTGCCTAATTCTCCAGCCCCAAGCTTGCCGTCTGGGTTCGGCTTACTACCGAAACCATGCTTCACAAGCCATTGATCAAATGGTGTGTCCTTGACAATGATTGGGGCAAATGGGGAAGTTGCATCCCAAGGCAGGCCAAAAGGCTTCTCCCTTTCACGTCCCATCCAGTCGTAATGACGCAGCTTTGCGCCAGGCAATCCAAGCAACGGATACCCGCGAGCAATGGTTTGAGCAAAGTCATCAAACAGTGCATAGTTTGGATCTTTGCCAATGGCCTCCAATTCAGTTGGCGTCATCTGCCTGCGGTCAGTGGCAATCAGATCTGCATCAGTGAAGCCACGCGATCCTGATGTCAGCAGACCGGACAAAGGAAGAATGCCGTTCATGTTGCTGCGCATGATCCGGCCCCACTGCACCTCCCTGCCCTGTGCCAATCCACCTAACGCCGAAAGGATATCCAACACCGAGCCAAGAGAGTTTTTGTTTTCAACAGCTCTTGCGTAAGCCTGTGTAATTCCATTCATCAATCTGTTCTGGTCGCCTTCAGTCATCACACCTTCACTCCAGGCTCGCATCACATCAGCCTGCAGCCCCATCAGATCAACTAAATCAATTGATGCACCAGGGAAAAGAATCTTCGACATTCCAAGAGCAGCTGTCCCGCCCAAGCTGAATGAATAAGGAGGGATCTTGCTATTTGTCAGCTTGCGGTTCTCAGGATTAAACGGACCACCATCAGTGAACAGTCCGGCTTGCCATAAAGCTTGTGTTGCTGATGCAATAAAGGCAGCGTTTAATGCACGGGCTCTGTCTTTCGCCATTTGCTTGCCGGTATAAGGCACCTCTTTGCCCTTGACCCTTGCAATACCTTGCAGGCTTTCTCGCCTCAAGCTATCGGCAATGTTGAATATCAGGTCGCGACTAACAGTCCACTTCAATCCGTTGATTGGAGTTTGAAAGACAGGAACCATCCAGCCAACAATTGGGTTTTGCCGCATCTGTTGCACACCACCCAGCACTGGATCCCTCAGCTTCTGGGTGAACGTCACATCCGCACCACGGTCAAGGCCTGCCTTCCCTGCAGGACTCATTGGGTTTGGCATTCCGTTCTGATCATTCATGAGCTTGAGACGCATGGTCTCATTGCTCATGTCGGAGAACTGCTTTGCACCAATTGTCCGCCGAATTTTCGCCAACTCGTCATCAGTCATTGCTCCCTTGAAGACCGCTTTATCAACTAGCTCATTGGTTCGCGCAGAAACCCAATCAGACTTTGAACGACCTGCAGTGTCGGCAAGTTCATCCCATTCTTCTACGGCTTGAAGGTATGACTCATGGCTGGACTTCCAATGAAACGCCATCGTGCGATTGATCTCATCACCTGCGGCGAGCAGCGAAAAAGAAGGCGAGTAACCAGCTGTTGATTTTGCAGCGCCTCCAGTGCCTGGAATTCTTTTGGTTGCCTGTTCGACAAGGTTCCCTATTGCGATACGAGCGCCTGAATTAAGAAGGCTCATTGTTGCGACAACATTGCCAGGGGCTACGCCACGACCAGTGCCAATAACCTTGTCCCACAAAAGGTTGAACCTGTCACCTTCAACCTCTTTACGTTTTGCAAGTGATTCAATATCGACACCTTCTTTTAATTCCGCTCTTGTGAAAGTGGCCTCGCCCCTTGTCAGACTTGCCATTGCATTTGACCATGCAGTGCTGAACCCTTGATACGTTTGAGCAGCTGCATACTGCGCAGCCTTAAATCCATCACCTACGCCAGCGCGAAAAACGCCTTCATACACATCTTCCATCATGTAGCTGGCATTAACTAAAGCACCTGACACCACATTGCGTTGGATGAAAGTTGCAGGTGAAGAGAACAGATTTGCTTTTCTATAGTTATTGAGCAAACGCAACTGAGTAAAGAAGTTTGCTTCGTTCAGGCTTGCACCTACATCAGCACCAAGACGCTTTGCTCTTGCCACTCGGTCCAAAGCTGGGGCATCACCAGTTTCAATTGCTTTTAAAATCTGCGTAGCAAGACTCCCCTCTTGCAATGCCGCGAAAGATTCATTGCCGTCATACGTGACTTTGCCAAGCAGTGAGTCAACATCTATTTCTGCATTAGTGAATTGTCGTGCTCGCAGTGCTTGTCCCACTTTCCGAGAAAGGGTTGCATCAAGCTCTTCAAATGCAATTGCAAACCTAGTCATGTTGAGAAGTTCTGCCTTCTCTTTATCAGTAACCCCAATACCTCCTTCTTTAATTTGCTTGGCGTATTGCGTCAGCTCATCAGTCAGCTTCCTTGAAGAATCCATCTTCAATCGCTTTGACTGAACCATTGCCAATGGTAGGCCTGCAACTTTCTTTGCATCTCTTGAAAGACTAGCCAGCATGTCTTCTGGGTTCCCGCCTTGCAAAGTCAGCTGAGCCATAAACTCTTCTGTTGCAACTTCAGAAGTGAATTGCATCATTAAGTCTTGGCCGCCCTTTGTCGCTGCCCGTCTTGCCCCCATCATCACGAGAACTTGATTTAAGTTCTCCTCGTTAAAATCAAAAAATTTGTAATTGATGTTTAAGCCATTACCAGCGACATCTCCTTTTGGCGTGACCTTGTTATCAAAGATCGATTGAACTGTTTTCCTTAGTTCATCCTCCCCCAGCCTGGCAGTCATGCTGTCAAGATCTTTCGCAAAGACTTCTGGGTCTGCGTAAGACGTTGTGCCATCCATCATCTTGAACTTGGCACGCGGCTTCTTTTCCTTTGGTGTGCCTGCCTCTGGCTCTGATTTCAGCGTTGCATCAAGAGCACGATCAACCTTCTTTTGCTTTGCAATCTTTTCTTGCATTGCCGCAATTTTTGCGGCGAGATCAGGGCATTCAGGCATTGCAATTAATCTCCTGCTGTTTGAGCATTCTGGCAAGCTCTTGCTCATCCTCGCTCAATTGCTTTTTAACCTTGGCGCTTGCGTCCTTCAGCCGCTTTAGCTCTTGCTCTTCAGGTGTGAGATCTGGTTTCGGTTTCGACTTTCGCTTCGCTTTGGTTCGTGCCTTTGGCTTGGCTACAGGCTCAGGGGCCACAGCTTCAACCAACACTTCCTCTGACAACTCATCACCAAGAGAGATCGGTTCAAGCTGCCCGACGTATGTCCGCTCACCGCGTGGTGTGACTGCTTCAAGCTGTCCGATATAAGTCCGCTCACGAGTAGGCACTGCATATAGGGAGGGATCCATCAACCCCATCTGCTTCTGCTCTTCCCACGTCATCGTGTCCCAACCTTCCTTCTTCATCAACGCTTCTTTTGATGCCTGCTTACTGGCGTTATCCAACTCAGCCCAGTCGTAACGCAAGCGGATCTCCTCAAGCATTGTCTCGGCTGATTTGCCACCAGCCTTGTAAGCCGGGATCATGTCGGTAGCAAACATCAATGGCAGCTGACCGGTTTCATCTGCAAATAACGAATCGATTAGCTCGGTTTGGTTGAACTCAGGCTGAGGAACCTTGGCTGGAATTGGCGTAACGTCTGCCTGAACTTCACCGTTATCAATTGCAGCCTGCAGGATCCGTTGCTTGAAGTCTTCACGTTGTGCGGCATCAAGCCCACGTCCACCAGGGAACTCGGGCGGAACGAGATCGACAATAGTTTCGCCATCAACATCAACTGTCTGGCGCAAGCTGTTGAACGGCAACGACTGCTGCATCTCAAACTCCAACTGCTCACCAACTGGTTCAAGGAACTTGCCTTGCTTCTGGGCAAACTCAATCATCGAATCGATAATGTCTTCCTTCTTTGCTGACCAGACCCTCCGGCCTGTACGTGCTTTCAAGATTGCTGCAATCCGTCCATCTCCACTAACCTCTTGCGGTGCATTCATCTTGCGCAGTAGATCACGCGGAAACTTCTGCAACGCTTCGCGGTAAGCGTCAACTGATGCGTATCCCTGTGGCGATTTAGACGTGCGATACATGCCAGCTACCTCGTCCCACTCCATATCAAAGAAAGGAGGCATTTCGATCTCTGCACTGGGGAAGAGTTCGAGCACCTTCTGCTGATCCATCGCCAAGTTCAATTGATCGCCAACCAGAAATGGCTGAGCAGGCTCTTGCTGTAAACGTGTCGCGCTCTCTTGCAACTCCTGCAGCTGCCTTGTCAGTGGATTGAGCTTTCGCTTGGCCCCTGTCGCTGAAAGCTTTTTCTTGGCACCATCTTCCAGCTGTAACCGTTGGTTGATTTCATCTATCTGCCGCTGAACCTCAAGCATTCGAGCTTGGGTTTCATCAAGCTCAAGCTGCCTTGCCGCTAACTTTTCATTCTTGTCAACGTTGGGCAGGATTTGCCTCAGCTGTGCGTCATCAAGCTCATCGAGTTCAGCGAGGAATGTGCTCAGCTCAGGCCGTGGGTCAATTGCATCTTGAAAAGGAAGCTCAACCTGCAATGGTGGAATCTCTGCTTCGGTGCCACCACTGATCAAGTTGGTGATCGACTGATCGATTTGAGCTAGCTGTTCAGAAACGTCTTGCCCTTCTTCTGCCATCTTGAGAAGCTTGCCGCGCTCAACTTGCTGCGCCCTGACCTGAAGCTTTACCTCAGGGTCAACACTGCCAGGGAAGCTCAGCTCATATTGGCCAGTCCCTTGCCGGACCTGTAGGCCCATCCCTTCAAGGCGAGTTCGCTGTGCTTCGACCTGCTGAATTAAACGTTGGTCAGAAGTCGTCCGGCTAATTGCTGAATCGAAAGTGCCTGCAACAGATCCAGGCCCAGCCTCAAACTGCCCGTAATCAAAACTTGTCCGGCCAACGGGTGGAAGTGATCGGGCACCTGTATCAACTAGATCTGCAGCAGCAGCCGGTGGCAGTGAACGATTGCCTGTAGGTACTGGTGCTGGAATGCCTGGCTCTGGTCGAGCACCAGGAACATCCATCATTCGGCCAGGTGCCTGAACTGCAGCGGCTTGACTGACACTGGCGTTATAAGGAGCCAGCTCAATGTCAGCCACTTCCTGCATAAAACGCGGCAGGTCGCCATTGGTTGCAAGCCTTCTAGTAATTGGGACAGCAGCGCCAGCCCCGATCAGGCTCAATGGTGCGGCTACACCGTCCATCACCAACGATTTGCCAAATGCGTCTAGGTAGTTATCTGTTTCCTCGTCATATCTGCCAGGCAGTTCAAGCCCAACAGCGTCACCAAGATTGGCGATATTCCCACGGGGATCTTGATACAACGTGCTGAATGCCGTATCAACTAAGCCCTCTCCGCCCCATCGGCCAAAGTTCACAGCACCTCTGACCCTTCTGTCAGTGGCAGCCTTGACCGCAATCTTTTGAGCGGTGCGAGTTTTTAAGGCTGTTTGGCCTAAACGCACCAGGGCTGGAATCTTGCCCAGCTTGTTCAGGACCGTCGTGCCAGTGGCGACACCAGCCAACTCACCTGCAAAAACTTCGCCCCATGCCCTACCGCCAACGTCTTGCGGTGTGATGTCCGTGTCACCGCCAATAGCTCGAATGGGGTTGGCAGCAGCTGCAACTTCTGGCTTTATCTGCCACGCATCACTGACGTCTACTTCTTTCCCCTGAACCACATCGCCAATCGCATTGGTCAGGTTGCTGACTGCATTGATTGGCCCCGTCACTATCCCTTCGCCAAAGCCAGGAGACATGATCGAGTTCATGAATTGGCTGATGGGTTTCAACACACCCATCCGCTCTTCATCAACTTCAGCTTGCGTTTGCCGCCTGCTGCTTTGGTTGCCGCCGTAATACTCACGAGCAGTAACGCCGCCAACCATCTTGTCCGCAGGGACATATTGGTTAAACGGACCTTTCACTAGGCCAGGGTTTTCGGCTTGCGCTTCTCTCAGATTGGTCGGCGCATTCATCATCTCCATCATGTCCTCATCGGACACCTCAGGAATTTCAAATCCTTCAAAGTCGTTCATGAGTGTCCTAGGGGGTAAAACCGAGAATGGCGTTGGCAGCACGAGACCATCTGGCCTCCGCTTCAACGGTGCGAGGGAGGTTTAAGGGCGGTGCCACATCCAGCCCACGGCCAACACCGTGAGAACCGGGATCGCCTGGCCTCACTTCAGATGTGACCCTGAACCCTGCTGCCCTAAATGCAGCGGCGGCACGCTTACGTGCAGCCACCGTCGCAAACTCGTAGTGGTTGTGATAGTGATCGCCACCGTGGCCAGCTGAATCAACAATCACTGCATCTCCGTCATGCGGTGCAGTCACATCACCCGTGACGTACTGAACGATTTCGTAGCCAGATGGCGTGATCCAATTGCCATTAACAGCAGGAGTGCTCAGGCTTGGCACTCGCAGACTTGGCGGCAATGTCGCTGCAGCAGCTGGCCGCTCAAACATGCTCATCAGCCATGAACCAGGACTCCGGCCTGAATAGGACTGGTTGCCCATTGGGTCTGTAGCTGCCTCGAAATTGGAAGCCGCTGGTGTATTTGCTTGACGTGCCCGTTCGACTCGCTTCTGCAACACTCCACGAAATTTGCCTTCTGGATCTAGCTTTTGGGCGTAGTGCGTTAGCTGCTCAAGCAAATAACGGTCAGTGCTGGTGCCAGCTTTACTGGCCAGGTCGTAAAGCTCACGGCTAACCGGTTTGCCAGTGGAAAGATTTGTCATTTCAGTTTGAACCCAGTAAGGGCTCATCACTTTTTCCGTTCTGTACTGTTTTGCTTTTTCATCAGAAATCGTCTTCGCAGCGTCCAATGGAACGGCCTTGGCTTCCGGGCTGACCGGAGCATTCTTCGGCATTCCATCACTACCCGCTGGTGGTGGTGCGGCTTTCAATGCTCTTGCTTTGGCGGCAGCCCAAAACTCTGTTTCACGGACAGTCTTAATTGCCTCTTCCCTCAGCCTGGCTTGCTCATTTAAAGGAATGTCTTTTACGCCAGGGTTCTTGTTCCGATACTTAGTAAATTCATACCAAATCTGTTGCTCATACATAGACCGAACTTCATTGGCATATTCCACATACCGCTGAGATTTTGCATCGATAGAAGCGCCTTGATATTGCAGACCTAATCCCTGGACAAAACTCATCGTGCCTTTGCCTTTTAACTTTGCGATATCTGGATCGTTTAAGTCTTCTTTGACATAACGAGAAAGGTTTGATTGCAGTGCCGCGCCTGTTGGCAGCGTGGCAAAGTCTTCACGGGCTTTGGTCATCTTGCCCAGATATTCAGCAAACTTTTTCTCTCGGTCAGCCCTCGTTGGCTCAAGCGATGCAAGCTCTCTTGCGCTCTTGACTAAGGCTGGCCAATTCTCAGGGCTGACATCATTTGGCGAGAGGGTGTCAAAACCTGCAATTATTTCCGCTTTCCTCTCAAACGGAATTGCATACTGCTCTTCATTGACTTGGTTGGCTTCTGCCAACCCGTCGCTAATAACTTTATCTATGTCTCTAACTCCACGATTGATTCCCCTTTGTCGCAGCTCTGCCACACGCGCCTGCCTTTCTGGGCCATCAGGCAACCCTGCTATTCCTAGCTCAGGGTCAAGCATTAAGTCCCTGATGTATCGCTCACCTTCTGCCTGTTGAAGCTCATCGCCTTCTTTGACCATCTTCATCCCACTGTTGGTGTAATCCATCAGCTCAAATGGATTGGCATCAATCCACCTAGGGCGGTCTTTCATCTCAACAGTCCTGCTGCCAAGACGAATTTGCCCGATGGCGTCACGGATGCCAGGGATATTCATTCCATAGACAGCGCCCAAACTCTCTTTAATCTTTTTCATTGCGTTGACGCGATCTTCGCCGCCAAGCATTGCCAAGCCATTGTCAATCTGCTGCGTCAGCTTCAAACCCGCAGCTAGTCCGAAGTTCTCATCACCTGGCCTTAGCGTTCTGCCATCAGACAACACAATGCCATCCAGGGACATTGTTTGCAGCGTTGAATTTACCGCAAGATTTGTTGTCTCAATCGTGCTTTGGTATATCTCATCGGTATAAAGCTTTGACTGCTTTTCAGTAAACTTATCCCATGCCTTATTTAATGCCGGTGTGATGTAGTAAGCAGACTCAGGCTCGCTGCCATTGAGCTGGAATTTGCTAAGCACCCCTTGCGTCAGCTGTTGTTTGACTTCCATCAGCTGACCGCTACCTGGCTTCAGACCAGCCAAGACCCCTGCGTTTGTCGCAAGCTCGCTTTCCAGCTCAGAAGATATGTTGCCAGCCGCAAGCTGCGCCAATGCCCTTCGACGGCCAATAGCCTTCCAAGGGTTGGCCTCACGCAACAACGTTGCACCAACCGGATCAGTTTTTGCCAGCGAATTGATTGTTGATGCTGCATCAGCAGCACCAGCCTCTTGATTCACTTGCAGGTTCGCCATGCCCAGCGCCTGATTATTCCTTAACTCGTCGTAGTAACCCGCTTCAATGTTGCTGGTTGCGTACTGGCGAAATCCTTTATTAACAAGCGAAGACACCTGCTTGCTAAAAGGCGCCAACGATGACGCCAGTTGCTCAAACTGATTGAACCCAGCAACCGAACTTGTGCCGGCCTGCTGAAGCGTTGCGATCCTCGATGCTGCTGGCATCTGGGATGGCCTAGCTGCACCCGCGATGTTGTTCTGACTAGGGGTAATGAACGCCCCAAGAGGTTGAGCTGCTGACCGGATCTGGCCTTGGAATAAACGTTCAGCCATTTAAGAAGTTGCGTATTGGTTGATCTGGTTAAGCAAAGAAGCGGCACCGCTTCCGCCTCCAGGTATGCCTGACCCTCTGCTTGAGCTAGGCGTCTTCAATGCATTCATCGACCTGTAAGTGTTGAAGCCAGCCGAGACACCACCCAACAAACCAGTGCCAACGTTCATCGCAAAAGCAGCGTTGCTTGGTGGCGCACCGGTCATGCTCGGTGGTGGCGGCGTGATCATTGTTGGCAACGGCGCGAACGGCGCGATCGGATCAAAGAATGGCGTCTCGTTATAGAAAGTCTGAGAGTTCCATCTATTCAGATACTGCGAAACCTGGGCGGCTTGCGTTCGGGTGTATTGCCGATCTCGGATGTCTCCATTGATCGCCTCAAGTGTCATCTGATCACCAAGCTGAGCCGCATAGTTATTGACGATGCGGTCAACAGAATTGCCCTCCTGGTTCAAAGCCTGCACTGATGCGCGAGCCTCTAAGGCTCTCCACTGGTACTGCTGCTGAGCAACAGCTGACTGCATCTCTGCCTCGCGATATGCATCAGAGATCGCTGCTGAATCATCTGCATAAGCAACACCAGCATTGACCCGTGTCTCCATCACCACGCGAGCCTGTTCAGCTGCCTGCATGAACTCGACGTTTCTCTGCGAATTAGCAAAGATCTTTTCTTGGTTGTAATTAAAGGTCTGCTGCCAGAACTGATAACGATTGTTTTCGTCCTGAACCTTTGCATTGAATCCAGCCTGCCAAACAGAAAATCTGTTGTTGGCATCTTGGAAAGCAAGATCATCTGCATATTTCTGCCTTGCAGCTGCTTGCTGCCCAAAAGCCCCGAACACCCCAGTGGCGGCGTTAATGCCTCCACTGACCAGCGCCATAGTCAACGGTTCCATTAGGCAGCCCTCCAGAACTCACAGAACAAAGCACCGCTATGCCCCATTGGTCGTGGCTTAGCGACCTGAAAACCAAGGTGCTTCAGCCATCGGATGCTGTCCGTGTTCTTTGAATAAACATCATTTCCAATGGCCATGCCAGCAACAGATAAACAGTGCTCTACCCATTGTCGCCCTTCTTTGCACAGTTGCAAACGTCCGACCCTTGTTGCGGTCAATTCTGGCGTTCCCAGCATCCAAATACGGTTCCCGTTCAATCCTGTTATTCCCACGGGCCTGCCGTCAGCCGTCTCGATGCATCTACAGATGTCTGCCCCCTCCAAACTGTCACTCACAGCTTCTTCTGGCGTAGCTCGATGGCTAAGCCAAACCTCTGTTCTGTCTTCTTCCCGGAGGTTCTGAGCGATCTCCAGGGCTCGCTCTGGAGTCGCTTCAGCCCATCTCATTGCAAGGCTCTTGCTCTTGATGTCACTAGTGCAACCCATTCGCACGTCGAGAATTTGCATGGCATAGGTTTATCAGACCTAATTTCAACAAAGATCTGCTCACCTTGCCCATAAATTGGAACGCTGAAAACACCTTCAAAAAAGCGAACGCTGTCTTCATCCATAGCTGTCAGCGGCGGTTTGCCGATTGCAGCGTTCCTTACAGCTGAAATCGTTCCGTCATACACATACACACCTTCTTCTCGATACTCGGGCAAAACCCTGACCTCGAAGTATCCGGTTTCGTGATAACGGATCTTGGCTGTACGAATTTGAGTCCGCATCGTATTGACCGCAGCCTTGCCACCGCCAATCTCTTTAATCATTTTGAACTTGGTAAATCGATAGCGGAACTCATACGGCTCACCACAAACGCAATCTTTTGATGACCAATCCCCGCGAGCCGTGATGGTTGTGCCACTGCTCGCTTCCCCGACTAGCACTGACCCAGTTGATGCAGGGTCGTCCATATCCCACATTGACCAGACTTGAGTCCTTGCCTTCATCTCATAGGGAACGATGAAGGTGCTGGTATTTGTTTGGATGTCATACGTGGCACCAGCCATCCGCACACTGGCTGGAGTATCAGCGGTGTTCGTGACACGACGGTCAAGCAAAATCGCGTAAGGGGCAAAAGAAGCGCCCTCCCCCTGACGATCTTTTACCTGCATCTTCTCCAGATAAACTTCATCGCCATATCGCACCAATACATAAAGGGTCTCTTCAACGCACAGCACCTGAAGGATTTCATCAGCGCCGTTTAACTCCCAATGACTCCAGCTGGATTGCGCTCGCTCTGCGCCCTGTCCCTGGTTACGGTAAAAATACTTATAGACGTAAATCCTGTTGCGGTAGTCCTTGCCATTGGGGCCTATCGGACCCTTGCCACTAATGGCAAACAGTGAGTTGCCAGTGTCATTGACCGTCATCTTGAAAAGACCAGACGGGATATAGCTGCTCACATAACCCGTCAGATCAGCCGCGTCAGCTGTCAATGCCGTGCCAGCGCCCCTAACGCTGAACTCACGCATCTGTGACCAATCACCGTTCTGCTGAGCAAAGATGATTCCGCCACCTGCCTGCTGAGGCCTGATGTTGACGTCAACCTCAAACTGCGTCAGCACAGTCAGCTGTGCTGTCTTTGGCGTCAAGACTGTCTCTGCTGCATTGAACCTGAACTGATACTGAGCAGAGAACAGAATTAACTCGTCCTGATACGGCACCGCGTACTTCAGGATCGAAACCCTGTTATTGCTAGCGACCAGATCAATCGGGTCCGTGTCTAGAACCGTCGTCACGGTGGACGGGAAAAACTTGAAGAACTCTCTCGTCTGGCTCAGGATTACATTCTCATCGGCCAAGAATCCCAATCGGTTCTTATAGATAAAAACATCATTGATTGCATAACCAACAAAGCTTGGGTCTGGGGCTGTCTCGTAATCTCCGCAAGTTCTCTTGCCCCAAGAGGGAACATCCCCCGGAATGGTTGCAACTGTCTGACCATTGGCAGCACCAAACCAGAAAGCAGCTGGTGTTGCATTCGTCCTGATTAGGACGTGCGGCATTGTGTCCGCATCAAACAGATACTCGACTCCTGGGCTTACTGTTTCCAGCCAAGAACCCTCGTTAAACTCACCATTCGGGGCCTCAATATCCGCACCGCGTGGCAGGAATTCAACGAAGAATCCGTCAAACGAATTCCCCGGATCTCCCTCAATGGTGACCTGATAGCCAATTGGGGCGATTGTTGGCAGGTCCGAAAATGCCTGCACTGAATTCAGGATGGCCGTGATGTCAGCGTTAGAGCGAGCGTCAGAAACTTCAACCGAAATCGGGTTTGCACCACGAATCCAGATCACTGAACCTTGGGCCGACAGGGTGTAACCAGTCAGGCCAGCAGAACCCAATCCCGTGATGATTGCCTGCGCAATCTCTTCTGAACTGATCCTGTTCTCCGTGACAGTGCTGCCACTGCTGACAACAGGTGCAACAGGAGTCTCAACCTCAACTTTTTTGCCATTGACGTTGACCGTATAGGTCTGGCCATAATTCGCAGCACGAACCCAAATCAAGCACTCGTGAGGGAAAGGCCTGGGTTGAGCTGGAGCCAAATCAGCCTTCATTGCTGTGGCTGTATTGAGATTGCAGATAAACGTGAAATCTGCAACCGTGACAGCTCTCAATTGCCGCCTGGCGTCGGTAACGCTATTCAGATAGTCATACGAACTTGCGTCCTGCGTAACAGGAATCTCATTGCCATCTAGGTCAAAGACCTGAATGCCAGTGCTTGTAATGACAGCTAAATACTCTTCGCTTTGATCGCGAAGGATGGAATGGATGAAAGCATCGCCAAAAGGAGTTGTTGAAACCTTGGCCAGCGTCTCGGTGTAATCACGCTTGCGAAGGCCTTCAGCAATAGACGAAACGCCATTGACCTGAATAGCCCCTTGGCTTGGGTCTCTTTGCGCGTCCGGTTGCTGGCTTATTCCCTGGACGAGATTGGGAATGGCATAGCTGACGAGATTAGCCAATGCGAACACCTCCGTAAATTCCACGCGTGATTCCGTCGCCGGATCTGTAAGTAGGCATCGGACCAATCCCACCCGTGATGGAGTTGGGCTGCGATTGGGTCATCTCCACTCTCATCAGCTCAGTTAGTGCTGCCTGCTCATCGACAGCTGTGTAGTTCGTCACTGAGTCAGATCCCAACATTCGCGTCGAGAACACACGCGCTGAACGAATCGTTGTCCATCGGTTAAATGCTTCCGGGCTTTCATCCCAAGACAACATCCAAATCACGTCAGCCTTGATCGGGGCATCTTCTGCCGCAATTTTGAACGTTCGGTTTTTCTTGTCATAAACCCTCGTCCCCCGAAGGACATAGCGACCGTCGTATCGATAAGGGTCTACAAGCCAACTAACTGCTGCAGCTGGAACCTCGATCTCCCCAGTGTTGGTGTCTAGATCGAAGGGGTAACCCTCTTCTCTGTTCCATGACCAGCCCCGCAGTTGGCCTTCTTTCGCAAACTCCAACAGGGTTTGCTCAGCCATTCGTGCGTCTTGAATCTGCTGGTTTTCCAGGCTGTCAACCGGCATCTCTCCGATGTTGGTTAGCAGCACATTCACGGCACCCAGAAGCGACGTCCGCCCTGGAATCGTCGCCTGCCGGATACTACCCATCGGTCACATGCACAAGTAATGACTACATGCTAAAGCCCATAAAAAAAGGGGCCAGGTCCGAAGACCCAGCCACCCCCTACTCTCCACGCAATCTAAGCCTAGACCTAGACGCCGATAGAGACAGCACACTCGGCACGCAGAACGCCCATACCAATGTTTTGACGGGCGACCATCAAAGTGGATTGGTGAGAAACGTTCCAGTCACCTGACGTGACCTGAAGAGCAGGGCTCAACATGGTCAAGACGCCAGCGCAGTCTTTATGGAATACAAGGCCTTTGTTTGAACTCAGGTCTTGTGCATACTCTGCGTTGCAATCTCCAGCGACCAGGGTGTAGGCAGGCTGGACAACGTGATTGCTGGAATAAAGAGGAATCCCAGCCACCATCAGGGTTTTGCCGTCTGCAATTGTGCCATTTCCACCGCCTGAATTGAAGTCGGTGTTAATAGCGCGAGACGACATTGTGATGGCGTAATAGTCATCAGGGCCGAAAACTGCATAAAGGTTGTCGGTAGGAACGTCCTTCTGTTCCATCGCGATGCGTGCATCGAAAATGGCGGACACAAGAGCGTCACCTTTCTCCTGACGAGTCGCAGCAGCGTCGGTGTAGTCAGTGCCAAGAGTCACTGTTGAACCTGTGCGACCAGCGTTAATGGCCTTAGCAAGTGGCTCAGTGCTGTTGTTAGCGGCTGAAAAAATGATCCTGGCAACCCTTTTGTCATATTCATAAGCCAGGGCGCGGCCTAATTCGCGGGTGATTTCTTGGCGTGCCGGCCAATAAGCCATAAGCTCATCAACTTCAGCGATTGCTGCGTCGGCAATCATGAGGCTATCTAACGTTAAGATGCGCTCATTGAGATCGGAAGGATCATTAGTTCCTCCTGTGATCTCAGTGCCCGGCTGATGATAAGAGGCAATTTGTTTGCCCGTAATCGGAAAGGCCATTGATTTGCCTCCCCTGATATTACGCTCCTTAGTTTTACCTTTGAAGACGCAATACTCCTCAAATGCTGAAAGCACTTCTGCGCTTCCAAGCTTAAGGAACAGAGCACGATAACCGTCTTGAGCAGTAGCACCAGCAGCCCATGAGCCACCGGTGCCTTTAATTTGACCTACTCTTTTGAGATCAGCGTCAGCCATGATTGAAAAGAATTGAAGTTTGCGTAGGATTCGCGGCCTCTCAATCCTTTCGGTTATCCCCGCAGGGGCCGATCAGTTGCAGTGGTGCAGAGCATCCCTGCCGACAACTTAACTGAAAACGTCGCTATTGCTAAGCAGTTCAGCAAACTTGCGTTGATATTCAGTGTCTGTTTCGTAAAGCTTCCGACCACGGCTGTCGCGCTTGTTCATTGCTTCCAACACTTCTGATTGAGAGTTGAACTTACGGACCTGAGTCGCGGGAGCCTGACCACGAATGAGCTTTGGCTCTGATGGCGCACCAGAAGTTGATCGAGCCTGCATTGCTTTTAATGCCCAGCGAATCGCTTGCTTATTGCCGCTATCAACGATCCCGTTGTAGTCAGACAATTCAGCAGGATCGAGATTGCTTTTGGCCCAACCAGACAACTCTTGGAATGCATCCTGGCCGCCAACTTCATCCATGATCTGAGCCTCTTCAGCCTCAGACATCCCGGCAGACTCGCCACCACCAGCCTGGGCTTTGGCAACGTAGTTCTCCACCACCTGACGGGGTACGCCGACAGCTGCAGCTAGTGCGTCGTAATGCTCGCTGATGTCTCCACCGTTATCGGCTTGCCACATCAAGTCAGCCATGCTCAAGCCGGCTTCACTGACAGAGTTGACGATTTCATCGCCATAGATCTCTGTTGCCTGTTCCGCTGTGTAACCGTCAGACTGCTGGTTACCGGAGTCAGCCGGGGAAGACTGGCTCTGCTTTCTTTCAAGCTCTTGATACGCCTTGAGCAGATCCTCTTGAGTGTTGAACTTGCCGCCGATTAAATCGCTTTGTGGCTCACCTTGCGATTCAGGCTGTGGCTCGCCCCCCATTAATTGCTGAGCAAGCTCTTCCTGACCTGGGGCGATCAGGCCCTCAGCATCTGCAAATTGTGGGTCAAACCCTACGGGGACGGTTTGACTCGGCATGATGTCAGCCATTTGGTTCCTCTGATGGTGTGTTCATTTCCTGCACCGTCTGGGCAGCCGATGCAAGGCCTTGTGGGTTAGCAGCAAGCTGCTGTTGCATTGCCTGCTGCTGTGCCTGCTGCTGTTCTGCAGCAAGCTGTTGTTCACTCTTCACCAAGCCCAACGGCGAAATTCCCATTGAGCTGCTCAATCTCTTGATTAGCTCAGTGTTGTTCACATACTTCTGTATGCCTTCAGGACCAATTGATTGCTGCAAAATACTCATGAATCGTGCAGTCTTCTCCAGGTCATTGCCACGACCAACACCTGCCAAGCCAACGCTAACCATTGGCTGAACTAATCCTTCGGGAAGCTTCTGCATTCCGCCCTTTTTCATATACAAAGCCAACCGACGTCTAATGTATGGCGCTTGGAATTCGCTAGTCAATATGGCGTATACCGACCCAAGTGAAGATTCCGTTTGCAATGTTTGAATTCTGACCTCTTCGGCTGTAACGCGCTCAGCATCACGCATTTCAGACAACATAAAGCTTGCCGCTAAACGCTGTTCAATACGCTGAAGTGCCGTAAAAGCAACGTTGATATCCGATCCTTTGTCAGTCCTGACAGTAAACACATCATCTGGATTTCCGGGCAGATAGGCACCATTCGGTGCGTCCGCAAGCTGCTTGGCATTTGTGACCCCACTAGGGCGAACTAAATGCTTTGTTTGCGCACTGACCAAAGCGCATTCGCTAACAGCTTGAGACAACGCTTCAGCAGTTTGCAGATCAGCAATGCAAGCTGACTCCACATAGCCAGGGCCATAGCTGCTGGCTTGATACGAACTCATCCGCAATGGCAGCCACGGGGAAGACGTTTTATCCGAAGTGCCCCTGGTCCCTTCGATCTCTTTCTTATTGATCTCTTGAAACCATTCGACTCCGGTATCCGTCCATTTCACACAGGTATAGATGTCAACCGTCTTGGCATCTTGTCCCACGTTTGGCAGTGGGTTGGCCTCTTCAATGACGTCTTTATATTCATCGCTGTCCTTACCCAACTCATTACGAATACTCGCTGGAAGCTGGTCAACTGCCATCGTTTCGCACACCACTGCAAGCAACGGCTCACCCGATGGGTCACGCAACAGCACATAACGATTCAACGGATAAAGACGCAGACCGTCTTCCGCGATGTGCAGCAGGACGTTTCCAGCCACGATCAAATGCATCAGTGCTTCATGCACCATCACCCGGTCGTTACTGGTCTCGATGCTGCGCAAGATTGACAGCTCAAGCTTGTTCAAAGACAGCTCAATCTCTGACTTAACGTCAGCCACTTCTTCAGGAGAAGCACCACCCTCCAGCAGTTGCGCCTCCTGCTTTTCCATCTCCACTGGATCCAACGTGAAACGAAAAAACGCTTCTGTTGGGGGCAAGATCTGCATCAACAGCTTTGCGCTCAGGTTGTTGACGCCACGCTGCCCAATCCCATTCCACGGCAAATTGAAGGCATCAATGTTCTCCTGGATAGGAGTGTTGGCCCTTGGAATCAGATAAGGAATGGTCAAAGCCGCTGAACGGCGACCTCGATCAAGCCATTGGTTCCTTTCAGTCGAAAGGCTGTCGTAGATGGATTGAGCTGATTTCATGACTAGATACTGAGGTTGGAACCTGTGCCCGACCCAGTGCTGGTCGCGCCAATGCGCAGTGACGATTCTGTCTGACGAGCACCCGTGCGCCTCTTAGCTTTTTTAGAAACGCTTGCCGTCCTGCCCTGTTTTGCACCTGCTTGAGACAGGACTCCAAGAGAAGAGGCGACAGCGTTGCCAGCTGCCATACTTTCGGCCCTACTTTTCTCTGCTGCAGCAGTGCTAGCTGCTGCCTGAGCTTCAATCCGCGCAAGCCTGTCAACCTGCAGTCCTTGCAATCGAGTAGCTTCAGCGCGTTGCGTAGCTATTTGCTGAGACTGCAGCACTTGCAACTCACGCGAACGAGCTTGCTGCTGTTTAGCTAAAGCAGTGCGCTGTCTAGCAATCGCGTCAAGTCTTGCCTGCTGTTCTCTCGCCTGCTGCTCTCGCTCTCTCTGCTGCTCCTTCCGCTTCTCCTTCGCCATCCGCTCAAGTTCGGCGTAAGCCGCATCAGCGCCGTAATAGCTCATGATCAGACTCCGATATTGAGACCACTACCGGCCTGAGCCGTTGCAGTGGGTGAAATCTTGAGCGTCGTCTTAGGCTTTTTCTTTGCTTTGATTGGCTCAGTAGTTTGAGCAGTTGGAGCTTCAGATTCAGAAGCTGTTACGCCATAAGCGCCGACTGGGGTGTAACTCGCGCCTGCCGCTGCTGCCGCTGCGTCCGCCGCTTCTGCTGCAGCAGATTCTGCAGCTGCCACTTCTTCATCAAATTGTGATTGGATTTCAGCAGTCCGCTCATTTGCAGCCGCAATCTGTCGCTGCATTTCAGCAGCTGATGCTTGCTGTTGCTGCTGTATTTGCGCTTGAAAGACTTGAAGCGATTCCTCATTACGCCTGATGTCAGCTTCAGAAGGCCCGACGTATTGAACTTTTGGAGCGGATGGCTGACTGTTACCAATGCACATGATGAAACTCCTTAAGTGATGTTGAGGCCAACAGCCTTGCCTGAACCGGTTGCTGTTGGCCGGACAATGCGCAAACCGCGCTTGCCTGACTGCCGCTTAGGTTTGCCCCCATAACGAGCATTCCCAATAACAGGTGCTTTTGCGCTTTCTTCTGGTGGCGGTGCCCCAATGATGTTTGACATCCTTCTCGCCTCAGCTTCAACAGAAGCAACGTCTTCAGCTCTTTCTTCTCGCAAATCCCTGAGATCAGCAATCAGGTCTTGCTGTGCCATGACCGCAGAATCCAGCCTGGACTGGTAACCCGTCAACTCTGTTGACTGGGCCATCTGCATCATCTGCGCTTGCCGGTCATACATCCGGTCGTAAGCACCGGTATCAGGCATCGTGATGACACCACCGCCGCCACCGCCGCCACTACACATCAGAGTCCCTCCAGGTTTTGCTGGTTCTGCTCTTCAAGTTTCAAAGCCAGCCACTTGATCACATGTGCATTCCCAGCCGCAAACCAGACTTCTTTCTCGGTCATCTCAAGCGTCGGTGACTGATCAGGGAATCTTGCCCCTAATGCAGCCACAAGGCGCTCATCGATCGGCGGAAAGTAATCCATGCAATTGAAGAACTGCTATCAGATTACTGGTGGATTCCACATGTGAGGAGTACCGGCTGCTAAGTCGAATTCTCCGACCCGGAGTATGCGAGCACAGCGAGCCTGGCTAATTGCATACGACTCATCAAATCCAGCGCGTTCGTATTGATGTAGGACTTGCGCCCAATACTCCGCATCTGAATCAGCCGTAAGCCATTCCTTACTGCGGAAAAGCTTGTTTTTATCGCCAATCCCGACGCAACCGGGATAATTGTCAGAGCTATCGCCGGTCAACGCTTGCTTGTAAAACGCAGCGTCAGCCTGGCTTTTGGTGACTTCAATCAGCTCGCCATCCCTGTAATGCTGCCCCGGCAGGGTAAGCATGTCCTTGTCACCAGAAACAATGACGCTGCCTGGTTCATTCAGGATGCCAAGGACGTCATCGCCCTCGACCCCCTTAAATCCACCCGTGAACCAATTCCTTTTCTTGGCGTAATCGCTTACACCTTGGAGGAATGGGCCATAGCCCGGAGGACGACGGCGATCTTTTCGGTTTGCCTTGTATTCCGGCCAGATGTCATGCCGGAAATTCCGCTTGTCGCCGCGAGCGAGGAACAGATCATGTCCTGGGAATTTCGCAAGCAACCCTTCGGCGTGCTCGATGAAGTCGAGTAAAGCGTCTTTGTGATTGCAAGTATGAATCCACCAACTGCCAGGGAACTCAACATCTTCAGAATTGCCGGCTGCAAAACGATAGGCATAAAACTCCAGGTCATAAAGGATGTAGTTCATTGCCCCTCGGCCTCAATGATCCAACGGGCCATGGCAAGAGCACCGTCCCACCAGGCTTGATCGTGGGCATTGTCAGCGTGGAAACTCTTGTCGTATTCCTCACTGGCGTAATGGGCATAGGCATGAAGAGTTGAAAGGTCGATGTCAGCTGACCCCTTGGTCTTGAACTCAGAAAGCTCCACGATGGTTTGCTCTCTCGTAGGCGGATAAGTCACGGAAGTTTCGGTCAAGGAATTGGGGGTGTTCTTGTAAAAAGCCGCTTCTCGGCAGGATCAGCTCAAGCTGAACTTTGGTTTCAGACCTGTAATCACGGCGGTTGAACTGAGCGATTGACCACTTTCCGGTCACCAAGCCTCTCTCCAAAATTTGTTGAAGAGAGCCCTTGCTAATCAGAAGTTCCAATCTCAGCCTCCAGCTCTCGTAAATAGCTGGCCCACTGCTCAGCGGTTAAACCGTTCTCGGTCAGACCTGATTCCGGCAACAAATGCTGTGGCTCTTCCCTTGGAGTAATCACGACTTCATAGGCGTCACGATTCAAAGGATCTGCAGCACCTGCAATTGAGCGGGGCCTTTCTGGCAATTGAGCTTTTTGGCTTGGAGTTGGCGCAATAAATGCGGGAAGATCTCGCTTGAAACCCCAGCTGCGATTAGCTCTGCCGTTCTCCACCGCGTAGAGCGGAATCATCAACTCCTGCCACGTTGGGAATGTGGCGAAGTCTTTGGCGGAGAACATCTGAATCCATTGCTCACAGGCCCAGAAAAACTGGACACTGCTGACTTCAGGGAATTCAGCCATAAAGCTTGCGTACTTCAGCTTGCAAACGTTGGTTGACCATTGGTCATCGCGTTTGATGCGCAGTTGCTGCTGGATCATTTCGACCCCAGAAAGAAAAGTTTCAGCGTCTAACTGGTTTGCCATTGCTCAATCTGCTCAATTGCTTTTTGCATGGCGCTGTTTCGGGGAGCCATTTGCCCTTGATCCGTAGAAGACGAAACGTCATTGACGTATTCCTCTTGGAGGCTTTGCCATCCCATCTCCACTCCACGTTTGGCCAGTGCCAATGCCTTGGAATGAGGCATCCCGATTACTCGATTGGCATTTGATAGCCATGCAGCACGAGTCCAGGACGCTGAACTTTGATGCTTAGACCAGCGAGATTCATCCCACCAAGCCACCAGCAATGCAGCGAGTTCCCTGTCGGCAGTTAAAAGTTCGTCTTCCAGCTGAACAGGATGAAATCGCGCAGGCTTCTTCTTTTCAGGCTTCGGCAACAGCTTGGGCTTTTCGGCTGCCTCTTCCTGTGGTGGGCCTTCATGGATCCATCCCCTGTCGCGACCGGCGTAAGCAGCCAGGACTTCATAGGTCGCAAAATCTTTGAGGCAATTGGAACACTGGCGGACCCTACGATCCCCCCTTGTTTCGAGAATACGGCTCTTGTCAGTGCCGCAATGTGGACAATTCATGAGAAATACCTGAGCGTGAGTTCAATTTGGGAGTCAGCTTCTTTTGTTTTTTCAAACTGTCCATACAGCCTTGAGATGACGGAAACGCGATCGTCTTTCCAAATCAGCTGATTGCCCGAATCAAGAATTGCGCCCATCAAATTGTCGAGATCAGCTCTTGCTGGACCTCTGAATTTGAGGATGACCATCTCAACTCGATCTAGTGGCGGATCAGTCCACCACTCGGCCAACTGAGCACGAACCTCTGCCTTCCACTTTTTATATTTGGCAGGCATGTAAGGAACTTTTTGCCCAGAAAAGGATCTGGGCCGCGCCTTACTCATGAGAGGAACGTGCAAAGTGATGCGCACTCGTCGCATCTTTTTCATCAGAAAGGTTGATCGTCCATGGCTTCGACTTCAGCAGCGGCTGCCGCTAGCTTTTTGCCGAAATCAAGGCTGCATTCGTCCACTGCAGGAGCAGCTTCCTCTTCTTTGGGTGCGATTGCCCCGCCTTTGACAACGCCAAAGCCATCAGCACTTAGCTCTTCAGCACCGCCATAAGGAATGTGCTCAACGACCTGCACAGCATGCATCTCTGTGCTCAGGCCAACGCCTTCATACTCCCAACCATAAAAATGAAACTTGACTCGAAGGATTGAATTGTTTCCAATCAGGACATTTTGCGGCCATTCATTGCCTTGAGAATCAATAACCAGTGGCCCTTCGTTATAAGCGCCGCCTTTTTGAACCAGCTTGCGCTTGACCACAAACTTCATTCGGCCTGTCAGCTCAGGCTCGCCGGTTTCCTCGTTCTTGATTGTTTCTGCCTTGAGGGGCATCCCATTGGCTGAGATCTTTGGCTTTGAGCTTTTGGCAAAACCAACGCCTTCGCCATGCGCCTCCTTCATGAAGGTCATGATCTGTTCGCGCAAAGCAACGATCTGCTTGTCTTCAGCTGAACCGAGAAGGTTCACTGACCATGCCTTGTCCTTGTCAGGGGCGTCAGCGCCAATGCCTCGCGCCTCGCCCAAGACCTTCGCGTATTCGCAAATGAATGGTTCGGTGTAGATGACTGGTGATTGCCAGTAAGCCATGAATGCTCGTCACATGTGGTGTGCAAATAAAGTTTGCAGGTCTAGGTGCGATCCGTCAAGGGGGATCGCATGAAGTTTTTCAACTTACGAGAACACGTAAGGGTTGTTGCCTATTTCTCCCTCGCATAAGTCGCCAACAAATGGTGGCACCGGCAGAGTGATACCAGTGTTTTCCTCGATCTCCTCTTTGATCTCGGTCAACCAGTCAGGCTTGTAGTGCTCGCGCAATTCAAACAACAAGTTCCGGTGCAATTGAGCAGAAGCAGACGGCAGCGTTGCGAAACAGTCGTGGTTCGTGATGACAGGCAAGCCAGACCTCTGCATCGTCTGCACTACTGCATGACAGAAAGACGCATCGAAGGCGTGGATGACGTTGGCTGTGATCCCCCGGTTAGTAGCCCGAGCACTTAATTCACCCGGAATGACGCAAGCTTCCTTGGTTGCCCACCGCTTGCTGCCATTGATCTCGGTTCTGACCTTCTGTCTGGCCTCCTGTTCCACTCCAAGGGCCACCGGAAAGCCCATTGGTGTCGTGAATCGGATTCGCTGCTGTCGCTTCATACAGACCTTGCTGACGCTTCTCAGCCATGTCTCCACCTGTACGCAGCTCTTCAGCCTGTGGCCGATCGCAAGATTCAGCTTCCTCGTCAAATACTGCGCCGGCATCACATACTCCCGGTCCCACTCCTCCAGATCGAGGCATGGGTTCTTTTCCATCAGCCAATCCATCAGCTGATCAACAATCCCGAAATACCGTGCGCCATAGATCGACGTCATGCACGGGCCTTTTGTCACGTCTCGCGTGATTCCGTGCTTCAACCAGATTTCAGCCAGCCGAGCAGAGCCAAAATCAAATCCATCCCGATCGCGCATCAACTCATCTGACAGATCTGACGCCACTTGGGTATAAACATCCGCTCGACAATCACCAATGCAATTGGTAAGACGGGCTAACTCCCTGTCTCTCGTCAGACAGGCGATGATCCCCATCCCACTGCACGTCTGGTCGTACCTGATCGGGACGTGCATTTCACTGCGCGGATCCAACAACCAGTCGTTCACAGCCTTGGAGATCTGCAGGAACTGCCACGGATCAGATGCGTCCTTCCATAGATCCGCCCGATCCAATGGATGCTGCGCAACAGCACTCATCAGATGCAGGTTGGCCTTGCCCCATTCCAAGCGATCCGCCCAAGTGCTTTTCCCTAGGCCGTAATGGCCAGCAGCCGCTATCAGCATCTGTTCCAGGCCCTCCTGATCACAGCGGCTGCCAACACCGAACTCGACCAATCCCTTGACGTGATCTGGCCCCTGGTGGCCCACCAAGCGGCTGGATACATACATGCGACCACGAAAGTCCAAATCCATATCCAGCCAGATCGCACGACCGGCCACCTGCTCTGCCTGGCTCAGTGACTCCTCAATCCGTGCTCGCTTTCGCATCGAGCTAAATAGCTCAGGCTCCTTTGGATCTGGGTCACGCTTGACAGGAAACAGCGGCATGTTGCTGTCCCATGCCTCCCGCTGCACTTCTGCCATCCACGGGTCAACCAACATCGCCTGACGCTCAAGACCATTCACCAGCTGGATCTGCAGGCCAACAGAACCCGCATCGATATGAGTGAGATCCATCGGCTTCCGGCTGGATACCAACGGCTTGTTCCCACGTTTCACATCAGTCCACGGTTCCAGTGGAATTAGCGACGGCAGGTGACGAATCGGCAGCGCCCGTGGAGGCTCATTCCGAATCAATTCCTTGACGTCTTCTGTTGGCTGGATCAATAGTTTCTTGCCGCTAATCCGTTCATCGACTAACTGCGTACTGGAGATCAAGATGTCCAGGCAAAGACAACCCAACTCAGTCTTTTCTTCATTCGTCCATTTCGACGGTGCCACTCGAAGCTTTTTCATCACTTCAGTGCTTACCGCCTTCCGCCCATATTTTTTGCGGACCAGGCCTAACAGCACAGTTCCCTTCTCTTCATGCAAGACAGTGCCGTTTAATTCGTCCTGCAATGCTTTGCCGATTGTCTTGCCGAGCTTCTTCTTCTCACTGGTTGTGGAGATACGGTCAATCACACAGGTGAGAACTATCACCGCAATTGGACGCGGCCCATGGCTAGCGAAATGCAGCAGAAACTCCCACGCCTGGTGGTGCCGACCAGCGGTATAGGGGTCGATCAGCTTTTTCGCCAGAAATAGGTTGATGCCCTGGCTATACAGCTCGCCATAGTTCTGGAACAACGCATGGCCATAGCTCGTTTTGCTTTCCCTGCCTAGAGATTTCAGCGAGACGTGCTGATTTTGCGAACGCTCTTCCGCCCTCCTAGCTTCACGAAGTTGGCGGTGGCGCTGTTCCTGTTGGAGATCTTGCTCAGTCTGCATTTTGTCTGCATTCGCCTGAAATCAGGCTTGAAAACGCATCCTGAGCAAAGCACCGGTGCAGAGTTCGCGAAACCTATCTGTGAGCTTGCTTAAACACCAGTGTTATTGCCTGTTCTGCACCTATGCATACCCAATCCCATGGCCGGCCACAGCAAATGCCTGCTGAAAAACCTTTGCACAACTGAGATCTAAAACCCACTGGTCTGCTTTTCTGCTGTTTTGGCAGACCCAAAATGCAGACCAAATCTGATGGCAAAAATAAATTGCCCTGCTGAGCAAAGGATTTACAGAGTCAAACCACCAATGCCCTCAGCCATGACTTGGCAGACATACTGGTCAAAGAACTCTGCACCAGTAACAAGTGCCTGATCTAAATGTCGAGCTGGAAGAACTTCATGCATCTGTTGTCCGTGCTGTTCGAGATCGCATTGACAACGGAGAGCAGACCAATGACGACATCCGCACGGCTCTTCAGCTGCTCAAACAGAACGCCATCACAGCGCAACTCGACAAGGACACGTCTGAGCAACTGAAAAGTCAGATGGCAAAGAAACTTGACTTTTCTGCATTACAAGGAAAGGTTGTGCCGCTTAAAGGTGCCGACCAGGAACGCCACGCCTAGAGCCTCCATACGACCGTCCAATGGATTTGGTTGGTAGACCAAGAGCCAGTGCATCGATACTGGCTCCTGTCTCATCAGCAGCCATTTCGATCTGGTTCATGAACATCTCGTATTCACGATTTGCGGCAACACGGTTCTGATCTTGCGCTGCTGCTTCAGTGAAGAATTGACAGGCCAAAGCCAAACTATCGATTCGGTCATCTGCTGAGAGCGAATTTCTGTCCATCGTTATGCGGCTCATCTGGAACAGCAGTGAGCGTTCATAGCCGCGATCGTTATTGCGTTCAGCGTCTTGATAATCCTTACGGATCACATCGCTGCTAACGATCAGCCTGTGCTGCTGGGTGAGCGGTGCCAGCTGGTCACAGATACGGCGTTCCTTCTGCTGGTTGACCCTGATCTCTTCAATGCCACAAGGGTGAACCTTATTCATCACCGGCTGCAGCAAAGCAGCAAAGAGGCCATCGCCAAAGTTGGATTCCACAACGATCTGCGTCACGTTCCAACGCTTGGCCCTCATCGCCAGCATCTTCAGCACTTCCTCGGAATAACCCTGGGTAGTGCCACCGGACTCCAGCACAAAGAAATTTCCCGAGTATTCAGCGAGAATTGTCCAAGCCATTTCATCGCGACCTCGGCCTGAGGGATCGATCGAAAGAACGCAGCGCCACGTCTCCTTTGCTGACACCCAGCCCTGCACAACCATCGGACGGTGATAGTGCCGATCAGCGCCAAGACCAATACAAACCAGATCTTGAATCACCTGCTCTGGTCCTGATGCCCAACTCACAACCTCAGGCAATGCCTTGCCATCGAGATCCATAACGATCAGATCACCAAGACGTATTGGATAACGCTCAAGCGTTGATAACCGGCAATCGAGTTGATACTGGAGTTGGACACTTGCGCGTGTCATTGACATCTCCCGTGCCAATAACTCGTCATGACCAAAACGTTCAGGATCGGTTGGTTCACCTACCAGCGATGGATCATCTTCTACTTCTGCTGCAATAGCTGGATCCAAACATCCTTCATAGGAATCCCAAGCTTCAGAAGCAGGATCAGGAAAACGTGCCGGCCAGAATCTTGCTCGATAATTCCTTTCTCGTCTCAGCCTCAAATACAAACTTGATTCAAGGTGCGGCGTACCAAGAAAGATTGTCTTTCGTGGTAACTCCCCTTTCACTGACGGCTTTCTGATCGCCTCAATCTCTGTAATTGCAGCAGCTAATCGTTCCTGCTTCAGAACCGTGATTGAGTTGGATAATGTTTCGCAATCGTCGATGACCGCTGCCGTACAACGCTTTCCGGTCAAGCTTGGGCTTAACAATCCAACTGCGCGGACTGACGGACTTTGATCAACAACTGATGGGCCGACATCCCATGCATTAACGGATCCACGGCCATCAGGCAGCGGCTGCAGTGATTCGAGGATGTCAACGTCCCGCACCAACCGCAACATGAACGTGGATATTTCAATGGCCTTATCTGCCGTCGCTCCCACCAACAGGATCTTTTCACGGAACGGATCCTGCATTAAACGCCATAAGGCGTAGACAGAAGTAAGGAAACTTTTTCCGCATCCCCGATATGCAGTGACAATCTGTCTATCAGGTCCGTGCTCTAAATAGTTAAGAATCCCTAGCTGTTGTTTAGTTGGTGTATCAGCTAAAGACAGCTCACGCAGGATGTATGTCGTGAAATGTGCCAGTGGTTCCAGTTCTTCTGGCAATGGCTGCCAACTCATGGATGCAGAGCGTCCCATTCCGCTTGAGAAGCGATGTAGAAAGTCATCCCATAAGTAATGGGTGAATCTGTCGCGGTTCGATCAGTCACCGTCAAAGTGACAGTGGCACTGCCTTCTTGAGGGAAGGTGAGCGTTGTAATCGCAGCTTGCTCTGAAACCACCATGGGGTAATTACCGCGAGCTTCCCATTTGTATGACGGGCTTGCATCACCAGTAATTGCAGCTTCAACCGCTAACGCATCGTTAACCTTGCAATAAATTGGTTCTCCATAAGTAGTCAGCACTCCATCAACAGTGATAGAGACGAACTTGATCTCTGTTGGAGTAATGACAGGACCAACGACAGCTGAATTGCTGTTCAGCGATTGGCCAGCATCATCCTTGGCGTTACTGGCGACACGGAAATACTTGCTGTCATCACCTGCCTGTAACTCATAAGTCAGGTTCGATGTGGCATTTGACCAGCCACCAGAACCCGTATCCGACTTCTTGATGGTCGTTGTGACCGTGAGTGCTCCTTCCCCACCGCTAAAGGTGCCAGCTGTCGCTGTAAGTGTTTCACCAACAACAGCTGAACCAGTCAACGTTGGGGCTAAACCTTTTTTATGGGATCAGCTGGTGGTGCTGGTGGTGTAGATGAAAAAGTACCTAGCCCAGGAACGTAAATTGTCTTCCCTGTACGTTCGGCATACGCCTGCGCTTTCTTTGTCGCCACACTCGCTGGCACAACAGAATCGCAATTGAAAGCAAGCCGATAACCATTGGGTAAATAGACGCTTCCCGTTGTTGTGTGTGCCATGCGCAGTGCAGTAGTGCAATAGAGACAGGTTAAGCCTCTTCTGCTCTAACGGGCCATCGTCAAGATGTTGGGCAATACACCCACCTTTGGACAGAACTCACGAGCAATGTCCCCGCGATCAGTCCCAGCCTTGTAATCCACACGGCGATCACAGTTCAATTGCGTCACTCGTTCCTTTGTCACAGAAACAGGTGTTGGCAATGGACCCAACCAGAACAATGCACTCGTGACCCTGTTGTAACAGACGTCATCGAATTTCCCACCGAACTCCGATTGACAGGAACGGATGTTGGTGGCATCACCACGACTGATCTCTTTCGTTACTGACTGACCTACAGCAGGGGCTGCCATTAGGGTCAATGCAGCTAAAAGCAATGCTCTTTTCATTGATGGAACATAGATGCTCTTAAATGCTAGCCCTAGAGTTTACCCAGCAAATTTATGGCTTTGTTATCGCGGTATTAAATATCGTCCCGCAGCATTACAGCTATTTGTTCAACAAGGCGGATGGGGTAAAGAGTTTCAGACAAAAGCCCGATCATCACAAGGACAACCGGGCTCTTGCACACACCACACTGGATGAAACCAATGTGTATCAAACAGGAACCACCCTGGATGACCTAGCCATCCTACTGGGCAATTGGGGTGCGAGGAATGGGCTTTGCGGTGGTACCGAACCGTTCATCCCTCTGGGCTAATTGGCGTCGACCCTGATAGACGTCATGGGAAACCCGCTCGTCCAATCAGCTTGCACCAACAGTAGCAAGATATTTCTGCAACGCGACATCAGCTTCCTGGCGAGCAATGTCCTGTTCCTTTTCAATCTCAACTTGTCTTTCGTCTACGGCGTTACCGGCATCAATCAATGACTCCCATGACGCCAGGGCTCGCTCTCTATCTCCACCGGTCTCTTCCATCAATGCAGCAATCCACTCAGTCTTGAATTGCTTTGCTGCAATTGCCCTGCTTCTATCTCCACCAACAGAAGCGAAATCAGGATTGACCAGCATGTAATAAGCCTTGCTCGCTTTGTCCTGGCGAGGAACCACCAACAGCTTCTTCTTCAGTCGGCTCAAAGACATAGCAACGGTTGATTGTCTTGTGTCGCACTTCCTTGCCAATTCAGATGCACAGAGATTGATCCTTCCCGTTCCAGGGTCCATTTCACCAATCAGGCACAGCAGGATCGCTACATCACGAGGCATGAGGTCTGGATCTCTCATCAACATCGCCCCCGTGATCCTTTCCATATGGACCTTGATAAAGAGATCAGATGGCCTAACTCTAACCTTCTCTGCAAAAGAATCCAGTCGTCGTCTGCGTTCACTCATAGCGAAATCGATAGCCCCAATTACTTTTGCACAGGTAACGAGTTTCTGCCACTGCATTTCCGTACACCTCTCTTAAGTCTTACGACAGTGGACCCATTCAGCCGGAGATAACAGTGGGGTGTCATCCAACTCTCGATGCAGGCCTGTCAACTCCGGTATCAATGGCACACAGCAGCCAACAGCCTGAACAGCCTCTGCAGCGAATAGAGCCGTGAAGCCATTGCAAAGGTTGGGTTAGCCCTCCGGGCAACAGCTCGTTTCCCATTTTTGGGGTCGTGCGATGTGATGGGTTTATTTCCCGGCGCGGGACGCTTTGACCCCCAGAGGGGGCCTTCAAAGATCTTGAGTCCTTCCTTTTTTTCTGAGGGGGAGGGGGGTCGTCGAAATGAGGAGGGGGGGGGAGGGGGGTCTTCCTTTCTTTTCTGATCGGCAGGAATTCGGCAGACCTATGGCTGAGACCTGCTGGTATGGCTTGAAATCCTTTGCTTAGGCCAGGCAATAGGGGAGAACTGACAGCTGTAAGGGGCAGGAAGGCGGGTGAGTTGGTGAGGGTTCACAACGTCAGCAGGCAGGGGTGAGAGGCCTGCTGCAGGGGACGTGAGAGGGGGCTGAGAGGGTGTGAGGGGGTGCAAGAGAGAGGCATGCCATCACCACCACCGCACCGAACCATTTGCAGATCAGCAAATAAGTTGCTAGGTTTTGTTCACTGGTGCACTGCACTGGCAACACACCACCACCTTTGAAACCATGTTGAAGTCTTTATTGATTGGCACGTCTGTTAGCTGTGCAATGGCTGGTATCAGCTGTTTTGCAGTGTTGATGCATGACGTTGACCGATCACTTGTGAACAACCGTCCAGGTCTGAATTCAGAACAGATCAGTCTGCTGGCGTTAGCTGCACTGATTGCACCTGCCGTTGGTGTTATCCCGTTGCACGCTGCAAGCCGTATGGATGGCTGATAGCTCTGATAGCTGAGTTGAGACTGATTCCCATCAGTTCTCACTTATCTATCTGGCATCCAAAAAAAAAAAAAAAAAAATAGAACACCACACACCACCACCACCTTCAAAATGACTTACCGAATCTTCCAAATCAAAGGGCTCTATTACTTCCAGTGCCGCACATCGCTAGCTATCCGCCATGGCGCTTTCAAGACTCGCGCTGAAGCGAAAACTGCTGCTGACGCTTACGTCAAAGACTGGTAACCACACACACCACCACCACTTGGAACCATGACTATCGATCAAGTGATCAACGAGTACTTGAACGCCAGGGATGCGGACCTTGAGCTAGGCCGTAAGCATTCAGGCCAATACGACAGGGCAGCTCATTACAAGGCCTGCGATGAAACCAGCAAATGGGCTTATCGCATGATCAATCACGCGGACTGGACTGCTGACCTAGCTGATCAGTATTACGCCAGCGCGATTGAAGACATTGCGTATCCCGTCAGCTGCTGATCACTACCAACACACCACACACCACCACCACTTGAAACCATGAGAAAGATTGAAGCTCTGATGATTGCTGCCGTTCAGACATTCGCTGACGGCAGGAAGACCTGTAAGGCCAGCTGGAAGTCAGGCAACACTGAGGTGATTGACCGAGTAACTGGCATTCGTGGCACTGCTGGCTATCTGCACACGATCGACGTTGAGTTGCACGGAAACTTGATTG